AATCTGCACCAGTTGTATCTTCGAAGTCACCACGGGTTGATTCTGTTGGTTGCTTACTGTATGCAACTGATTGAAGAACTGCGTTACCAGTTGTTTCTACGACGAAGACAACGTTTGCACCAACAATCTTGGTGAATTCTGGTACAACCTTAGCTGCAAAATCAGCAACAGTTCCTGAAGGAATGAAGGTACGAATTGCGAGCTTGTCAAGATTGGTTAATGAACCTGTTGATACTGAGAACTTACGGTATGAACCAGTTGCTACGTAATCTTGGTTGAAGTTTACGTCTGCAAAGTCTACTGATGCGGTGGTTACAGTTAAACCAGTTGCACTTGCATCATTTACTGAGTATGCAAATGCGCCTGCTCCGTATAGACCACCTTCGTTGGTGTTACCAAAACCACCGAATGGTGAGTTTAGTGAGTTACCATAGAGTGAAGTGCCTGAGGTCTTGCCGTTTACGGTTGTGCCGTACTTGAAGTCCATATAGAACACAAGTCCTGAAGGAAGGTTCATTGGTTGGACTGATACGAAGTTCTTAGCTGCGATTGAGCCGAAGACCTTACGTACTAATGGAAGTGCTACACCTGCCCATTGTTCACCTGCTGTACCTGCTTGGTTGGTGAATGAATTTTCTGAGAGAAGTTGTGAAGCTTGGTTTTCGAGCATTACTGCCATACCTTGCTTTTCTGCTCCCTTTAAGCCTTCAAGAAGGCCTGACTTTTCCCACTTTCCTGCCAATTGGCGGGATTGTTCAACGATTACCTTGTGTGCTGAACCGGCTTCGTTGATTAATGATGTTACGTCTGACATGCGTTAATCTCCTATGAGGTTATGAAATGATTCCTGCGAGTTGTTGTAGACGCTTTGCAACAGAGTTTTCTGCTATAACTGCTGGTGCTTCAGTCTTTGGAGCGGTACTTGGGGTTGCCTTACTTGCGAACCCTTCGGTTACCACCTTACTTGGTGCCTTTGTTGCTTTTACTGCTCTTGCTGCGGAAGTTAATGTTTCCACCAAAACTGCGTATACCATCTTGACTTCACGAACAGTTGATGCGCGGTCGAAGTTTTCTACGACTGACACCTTTTGTTCGGTGGTCAACCCTTCCTTACGGAAGAGCTTGTTGGTATAGAGAAGTTTTGCGTTTAGAAGATTGACTTCGTGTAGCTTGCCTCGTAGGAGCTTTACAGCCTGACGATATTCTGCAAGTTCTTTTTCAAGGGAAGCCATTTTTTCAGATGATTTCTTTTCCATTTCATCTTCGGCTTCGAGTTCCTTGAGAATTGCTTCTAAATCCAATTCTTCTTCGCCTTCTTCTTCGTGACCCTTTTCCATTTCTTCACCTTCCATCTTATTTACATCTGATGGTTCGGTTACGAAAGTATTTACATCTGCTGCTTTTTCTGCAGCTTCTGTTCCAATATGTGATGTCTTAGCTGGAATTTCTGGCTTTTCTGCACCACCTTCTGGGTCTTCCATTGGGAATGCTTCATCAGCCTTTTCTTCTTCCTTTTCTTCATCACCATGCATTTCTTCCTTCATTTCTTCCTTTTCTTCTTCGTCATGCATAGCTTCGTCCATCTTTTCTTCTTCCTTCTCTTCTTCATCATGTGATACTTCCTTGAGGTCTGCTTCAAGTTCCTTGATTACTTCATCAAGGTCGAAGTCTGCTTCTGACCAATCTTCATACCAATCGGTTTCACCTTCACCAGCATCTTCACCACTCATATCATCTTCTGCTGAGTCAAATGCTGAGTCTGATGGTTCCTTATTGTCCGATGCTCCGATATCTGATGTGCCGAGCTTCATATCTGAATTTTCGGTTGGTTCAGCTGTGTGAGCGTCCATTTCTTCTGCTGATTCAGCTTTTGGAGCTTCATGCTTTTCAGCTTCTGGTGCTTCCTTCTTTTCCATTTCCTTTTCTTCTTCATCATGTTCCATGCCTTCTACTTCTGCACGAAGACGACGGGATAACATTGACTTGATTTGGGGTGTGAACGTTTCTTCTAATGAAAGCTTTGCGTTTTCAATTGCGGTTTGACGTACTGCTTCTGCGTCTGCGATTGCTTCCTTTAAAAGCTTGTTCGTGAATTCGAACTCTGCCATAAAAGTACTCTCCTGTGAGAATTAGAATGACTATTCTAAGTCATTATCACGTATAAATACAACAAAAATCACACCCCAACAGAGGTGTACTATTAAATATATATTAGTGTTTTCCTAAAAACATCAATTTTTAGTTAAAATGTATTATTGTTGTTTTTCTTTTGCGCCTTACTTTCTTCTCGCTTTCTTCTGCGAAGGGCGTCTTGACTCTTCTTCTGGAGTCTCTTGGATTTCTTTAAATAGAATTCCTTCTTCTTCAAATCTTCCATCAATTCAGCTTTCTTAACTTGCTTGACAAATTGTTGGAGTGCTCTTTCTAAATCTGATTGCTTATCACCTTTAACTTCAACGTACATACTACCTCCGATTTACCGAGTAACTAGTTTATATGCTAATTCTACCATCCTATCGATAGATTCATTATAGAACTGTGTTCTATTTTTTGGGGACAAATTGTGTGCCACTGTAATTAATAATTTTGCTGTGTACTGGTCTACATAAGTTTCATCAATCTTTTGTGGTGTTCCAATTTTTGCCGCTTTTAAAATAGATTGAATCTTTCCTTCCATATTAGTATGAAATCCCCAAGGACCAACATTAAATATTTCTGGACGAACGGTTCTAAACTTTCTCATCAGTTCGCCAGCTTTTGCATTGGCTTCATTTTCTGTGTTGGATCCATCTTCGCCATTAAGTTCTTGACCATCTTCACGTTGCTTATGATGAACTAATTCGTGGGCAAGTGTACGAAGAACGTCAATTGGATGTCGTTGACCCTTGACCACTACGACTTCATCCGTAGAAGGATTATACGTTCCAAATGTTAAATGTTGCGCAGAATAATCATCACCCTCGAACTTAATGCTCTTAGGTAATGATTTTAATCCCAATTCTTTAACGGTGAACTTAATAAATTCCTTTGCCAGTTTCATTTTACTTCACTGAGGAAATCGTATACTAATGAATCGATACGTGAATAAGGAGTGACTATTTGACTCTTAGCGTTTTCATTAATAAACGCACCGTGAGTACTTGGGTTACTGACGATATCAAAACAGATAAGACTGAAATCGTCTTGGACTTCTACTGTACTTTCGCCCATTTGACGAACTGACCCCATACCACGGGACGAAACACCAAGGCGGATATTGTTCTTGATAAGTTCACGAACGATATTACCAGATGGAGTAGAAAGAATTTCAATGTTGCCACGAACATCTTGTCCTTCGAACCATAATTCAGTCACATTGCAGCATACATTCTTAAGATTAACTACCGGACTTTCTGGATGGTCGAGTTCACCTAATGCACGGCGTTGTACAACAAAGTTTTCTTTATAAAGTCCAGCTTCTCTAGAAAGAATTTCTTTTGGATAGATACGTCCGTTTTGGTTTTTTGCTTCGGCTCGTTGAAGAAGAACATTCTTTAACATTAATGGCTTAGTGACATCTGCTGCTTCAGCTAGGAGGTCTTTACCATATTCGATAACATTATATTCAACTAATAAGTTCTTCATATTACTTTCCTCTGATGTCACGGACTTTGCCGGCGAGATGGAGTAACCGAGCTTCCAACTTTAATAATCCTTGTTGGGTCCGACGATACAGTGCTTCACTTGCGATTCCAGATTCTTTTTGTAAACGAGTATTCATTTTTAATACCCGTTCCATTTCTTCAAGAGTACGATTAACTTCCGAAATTGCGTTTGCAATCTTTTGCGTTGGTGATGCACTTTCGTCCTTCTTATATTCGTGGTATCTCATCTTACCTTCTACGATATTTTCCATCTTATCTGCTGGGGCATTTAATTGCTTTTCACCCTTTGGAGTAAGTTTCATTCCCAATTGGGTTGCGATAGCTTTTTTCTTTGCTTTGTTCTTTGGAACATTTCCTTGAAACGCAAATGGAGTCATATAAGGACCAGCACCGGCGGAGGTGCTGATTTCCTTAAGTTCTTGTTCTAATACTTTACGGACAAATGCTCTAAGTTTTTCTTCGTTACTCATAATGTTTTAAGCTCCTTGAGAATTTCATATGCGATTAACATAGCTGTCATATGATTTTCTTTGATGACGGTAGCGGCTTGTACCTTTTGAAGTTGGGATACCACTTCTCCAAGCTTAATACGAGTAACCTTGTCCTTGACCTTCTTGGATGATTGTGCAATTTCCTTTGCTAATCGACGACTTTCGGTTTGAGTATAACTCTTTAACTTTGAAGTATTTGAGATATTATAAATATATTCTTGAAGTAACTTCTTTTGTGCTTCATCTAATCCCTTATACTTTTCATTGAAACGTTCAATTAAAATCTTGTAGGATAAGAAGCGGATATCATCATCTTGACTACGAACAATCTTGGAGAGTTCATTATGTTCTTTGATTTCTTTACTTGGAGCCTTGCCGGACAAATGTTCAACAATAGTGAATTGACTTCCTGCTAATTCTTCAATAGTTGTGGTGTCATTGATTCCATTGATTGCTGCATCAAAGTTTTTATAGATAGATGCGTAAATCTTATAGGAAGGAATACGTGCTGCAAAGAATTCCTTTAAATCAAAGTTCTTTTTAATTTCTTTAATTAAAAGATATTTTTGAGTATCTAATACGTGTTGGTCGAGATTCTTTCTTTGCTCGGTTACCAACTTTAATAACTGGAATGCCTTTTGTTCAGATACATTTTGAACATTAAAAAATGCGCGATATAACATAAGTTCCTTCCCCAATTCCTTTTTGGAATTAAAGAATTCACGCATTAACTTAACAGCCACTCCATCTTTCTTGTTTTCCATCACATCAGAAGTGATTTGACGTACTAACAGTTCAAAGAGGATACCGGTGTTTCTTAGCTTATTATGCTTAATACTAGATTTCATAAAAGAATCCGCCATAAGTGAAAAAATACCTTATCATATATTAAATAGTATGATAATTTCTAGTTCGTTAATTTTCGATGTCTAAAATGTTTTCTTCGTTTAATATACTAGAGGTTTCTGGTGCTACTTTATGGGCGTTTAATTGTTTAATAAGACTAGAAACTTCGTGATTTTCTAATGAAAGTGGTGATTTTCTAGATGGTTTACGTAATTGTCCTATTCGCAAAGCTCCAAGATTTTCTTTATGTCCGATTGGGTCACGACCACGTGGATGACTATCTTGACCGTACTTCATTCCAACCTTTGGCCGACCCATCTTTGCTTCTTCTAATTCTGCTTCGTCCCCACCTTCTTCTTCGGTTGGAACATCTTCAAGAGATGCTAAAACAGCATCTACGGTATCTAGTTGTTGTTCTCCTTCAGCTTCAGCTTCGGGTTCTGCGGGTACTTCACCTTGTGCTGGTGACTCTGGTACTCCAGCTGCTGGTTGTTGTGGTTGTGATGCTTGTTGTTGTGCTGCGTCTGCCTTACCAACCCATTCAACGTCCTTGACTATTTTTTCTTGTTCCGCATGTGCATCATCTTCAGCAATTTGAAGAATGTTGTGGTAAATCCAATCACGTGATAAGAACTTACTGTCTGCGATATCCTTAGCCAAAGATACTTTTTCTTTCCACAAGTTTAACTTTTCTTGTTCATAGATGACCGATGGTGAGGTCATTTCAAGTTCGAAGTCAATCAAATCTTCGTCAGTGAACCCTTGAACATATAAATGAATGATTGCGATTTTGGTAAGTTCTGACACCATAATACGTTGAACACGTTCGATGGTACGTGCGAAACGAACGTCTTGTGCTGCCAACGATGCCTTACCACTATTATCTTCTTCGTATCCAAGGAATGACTTTGGTACCTTGAATGCTGCCATTAACTTGTTACGAAGGTATTCAATATCTTCGATAGCATTGAATTGAAGGCCTGGAAGATTTTGAATGTCAGTACCAGAGTCCTTTCCACGAACAGGAAGATAGAAATCTTCCGTGATGTTCATCATGTTGTAACGAAGATTGTAATCACCAGTCTTTGGGTCAACAAGTGGTGTTTTCTTCATACGGTCGATGATACGTTGCATATGCGTATCGATTTCATTCGCTGGGATATTACCGATATCGACCAATACCTTACGCTTGTCCGGTGCTCTCATAATACGATGAATCAACATTGCATCTTCCATCAGTTGTAATTGCTTCCAGACACGACGACCCCCCTCGACCATACTCTTACCATATGGTAGGAAGTTGGTATCTGAGAGAAGTCGGAAGTGAGCGATTTCGTAATTGTCAAATTCTTTCTTACCTAGTGCTAAGAAATCATTTTCTACTTTGAACTTAACGGAGAATGGATTGCCTGGGTCTTGACCTTCAATACGGATAGTTTCATATACAGAAAGCGGGATAACATTGACTATCCCATACTTTTCATCAATGTCGAGGAATAAGAAAAAGTCCCCATACTTAGCCATATTTCTGACCCAAGGCCAGAGATTGAACTCAACGTTCAATACATCATAGAATAAATTATGGAGAATATCTTGGATTTGTTGATTCTTTGAGCGGATACTAAGTACTTGACCGAATTCATCTTTTACAGTGGATTCGTCGGCGTAAATGTCCATGACTGATGAAATGATTGGGTCATTATCCATCATGTCATAATCACGGAACAATTGTAAACGTGACCCTTGGAATGCTGCTGCGGATTCATAACGACCACCCGAAGCACCATATCCACCCGTCATAGAAGAATAAACGCGATGATATCGGTCAATGCCCCGTCTATTAATAAACGACTGGATATTGTCGGTATCAGCTACTTTTAACTTCTTTCCGCCTACATTTCGGACAACTGTATTTGTTGCGAACAGTTTCCGTAAGCGACCGTATATACTAGTATCTGCCATAACCCCTCACTTAAATGAGAACAGTGTCGAGTGCTGTTGCCAATGGCCAGACATCGACATCTTTATTATCTTCTGCAATATCTTCTGCGAGTAACTTGAATTCTGCTACTTTACCCTTTAATACCATTTCCAATAAACCCCATTGTTGTGCATTGAAAATAGTATATGGCGTTTCATTGAGCATTTCTGCTAATTGCTTTAATTCAACATAAATTTCTGCAAGCTTCTTTTGGTCAGCTTCCTTAAGTTGTGGTGCGATATTTTCTAATACCGCTTCTACACGCATCAATTGAACTCTACGTGGAACTTGACTGGTAACTTCACTGAGTAAATCTTTTAATAATGCCATCTTATTTCTCCGAGTCTAATGCTTTACGCATTTTCTTAACATCTTTTGGTTTTGGTGCGGCGTTAATTGCTCCACCAGGTCCAACTAGTTGTTCGTCTTTTTTCTTTTCCACGTACTTCTTTAGTAATGTATAATAATTTGGCTTCTCTGTCAAGTGGGCGGCCGCTATCTTTGCGGTTTTTACTACATTCCCATTTGTTACATCTTGGTGTTCCATTTCTACATTCATACCCATATGAAACTCTTCGGGATTGAACTTATATCCCATCTTTTTCATGATAGCGTCTGATATTTGTCTGGAGACTTTCATATTACCGCTTACGACTTTGCAAACTTTTTTGCTGCTTCGTCGTCTTTGAAATATGCAATTTTTCCTGCACTATTTTTTGCACCAACACGACCTGAAGGAGTTTTCCACGTACTACCTTTCTTTTTTGCTGGTGTGTCTCCTGTTAATGGATGCTTACCTGCTTTTATATTTTTGTATGTGTCGTATGGTAACCGAACCGCTGCTCTAGCCAAATTTCTAACATATGCGCCAGTACTTGGGTCTTTTTCATAAGACAATATACCTTCTTCTACTTCGTTTTCATCTAATACTTCTTTCAACAAATCAGTTAATTTAATCATATATTTTTCTCTATTACCACTTACGGCAAGACCAGTATCTTGCCTTTGTACGTGGACCAGGGTTATCACAGTTATGACGTGCTCTAAATGACTTACGACGAGCTGGATTGGATTTCTTGATTCGCATCGTCTTATCACCAAAATTAACCTTCTTGACATTTCCAGTGCTTGGGTCTTTTACGAATACCTTGAATTTTTTCACATCACCACGCATTGGTTTTCCAATAGGAACCTTACGACCGTGATATTCGGCTTCTTCTAATGGTTGAGTTGCTGCCCGTACTATTTCAGTTGCCAAACAACGTGGACAATATTCTTCAATAATATCTTCTTCGTTGATAGGAACACAATTTGGGACCATTTTACCACTCTTGTCTTTCATCCCAACTTGCTTATATCCTTCCCAACAAGCTTCAGTTAAGTTTTCCATTATTCTTCTTCCTTCTTGAATGTGGACACCATTGTTGGTTTTCCACCTGGATTTCCTGCTTTTCTCTTACGAACTACTGCTGACCGCTTTTCACCTTTGCTCATTGCTGCTGCGGAACGAGCTGGACGACACTTTGGATACTTTGATGACCCGCCCTTTCGTTCCTTTTTACCAGCGGAAGCTCCACATGGTGGATGTTTACCGTCTTTATCTTTACGAGAAATATCAACCCACTTTTGACGAAGCCACTTACCAAGACTACCTTTGGTCTTGTACTTTTCGTCAAGGTCGATTGATACTTCAACTAAT